GTTTTAGAGATCACCCGGAGTAGACATGGCAACCCCATCAGCTAAACTCATCACCCAAGAGAACACCGAGCGTGTTACACGCTTGCTCGAGAACTATCCGACATTAAGTCTGACCCTCCGACAGGACACCTCCAACCGTGGAGCGATTGAATCCAACTACAGTGCCTCTGGTCCCGCTGGTTCCCTGAGACTCCTGAACCCCATCGCTGTGAACAAGAACCCACATCAGCCTGGCTACTCTCGCCCTGACCCCGAGGCTACACGCCCTCCCCCCCTGCGCACCCTGATCAACGCTGGCCTTGATGCTGCTCTGCAACATGGCTCTCAGTGCCCAGTGGACCAAGCTCTGCGTGTATTCATCGAGAAGGCCTGCCCTCATTGGCACGCTGAGGTACTTCCCAATGACTGGACTCGTGTCTGCCCCCTGACTCTGGCGTCTCGCATCAGTCTTGCTGCAGCCGGGTTCGACCCCAACACTCTTGACCTCCAGGCGCCATCATCCACATCAATGGTCATCGCCTACACCTCCAAGGTGCTTGGCCTATGTGCCGATCTGGCCAACTCATCCCTCGGATACTTCCAGACATCCGCTGCTGATGCTATCCGCAACCCCGACTCACTCGCCGTCGTCATCACTCAGTATGGTTACGAGACAAAAGGTTTCCAGCGACAGGATGCCCCCACCTGCATCTCCCCTAACGACCTGGACCCTAAGTACGACATCGCCTGGCTGTCTGCCATCGTGATCCTGATCGCCTACCAGCTGGAGCTCGACCTGACTGCAGCATCACTGTCCACCACTGACGTGAATTCCATGTCCACTCACAGTACCGCTGTCGAGACTCTCATGTTCAAGATGAAGTGGCTAGCCCCCTTCTCCTCCAGGATCATGCATCTCTGCGCCGCTAATGCGGCTAACCCATTCCGCAGCTTCAGCGAGATGTTCTTGATGTGGCAGAAACCCACGAAGTATGTGCTTCCCAACATCACCATGAAACTGTCAGGCAGGTTCCTGGAGGTTATCGCTGATGGCTCCGAGTTGTTCAGTGTCTCCAGCTCGCGGGTGGGAGGTAACTAGGCACGGCCATAGGCCTACTGCCTCATTCTCTTTATTCATC